TTTATTCCAAATAAAGGTTCCCACGACTATTCAGAAGCTGAACGGTACGGGGAACTTATTTTTGTATCCGATGGGATACAGAATCGTTTCTCAGTAGATCAAATGTGTAGAACTTGGAAAGATTTTCTTTCTACTTCTACAAAGAAAGATTATCTTTTAATAACATCTTTAACTATTCTCAACTGCATTGGCTGTGCAGTTTTTGTAGCTAAACACGGGGTTCTTAATCTTCTGCTTTTTAAAAGCGGAAAATACATGGCAAGAAGTATAAACTTAAAAGAAGAGGGGGAGTAAGTGAAAAGAGAAAGAAAAGAAGTAGTTCTGCAGGAAGAGAAAGAAGAGATAATAAAGCATTTTGAAAGCGGAAGGGAGAGAAAGGAAAGAATAGCATGGGGGAAAGTTCTTCATGAATTAAGCCATGATGATCTTCTTCTTCTCTGGTATGGAGTTTCTTTCTCTCATCTTCTTATGAAAGATGAAACTCTTTCTTCTCTTTTTAGAGCAAGAATAAGAGATTTAGGGGGGTTTAAAACCCTTCCTTTTTCTCCTTCAAGAGAGGAGAGTAATAATGTGGCTTAACATCTGGATAGTTGTTCTTAAAGATGGAACACTAATAGAAGCAGAAGGATTAATAAGAGAAATAGTAGCTATGTACTCCGACGATCAGATTCTTTCTTTAACTAGACTGCAATAAAAAGAGGAAATATGAACAATTCAGACGTAAAACCCTCTGCACTTATAGAAACTCTTGACTTAGAGAGCTATGAAAAAACTCTTCTAAGCGGAGTTATAACCCCTTCCGGTTACACTTTCTTCGATAACTCAACTCTTGAAAGTGCTAGAACTTGTCTTAGATATTACTATTTTAAACATATAAGAAAGTTCGATCCGCTTGGAATTCGTCCCCCGCTTATTTTCGGAGGAGCTTGGCATTCTTCAATGGACACTCTTTGGCCCCTTTGTTCTAATGGAGAAAAAAAAGCTCTAGTTCTCGAAGCTGCTTTTGAAGCTTTTCTCTCTTTCTGGAAGAATACAAGAATAACAGAACTAGACGAGCTTGATCTTTATCCCCGAACGCCAACAAAAGCTTTTGAACTTCTAGGAGAGTATTATAATCGTTATGGAGAGGATTTACAAAGGTATAAAATCCTAGCTGTAGAAAGACCCTTTATAATCCCCTTAACAAACGATGATCAAAAACTTCTCTATATAGGAAAAATAGACAAAGAAACAGAAGAAGAAAGAACAGAAGATGTAATGGCTTGGGATCATAAAACTGGAGCAATACTAGGAAGTCTTTGGCAAGCTGGTTTTTCTCCTAATTCTCAAATGGACGGGTATCACCATGCGGAGAGAATGAATTATGGAAATAAATTCCACTCTATCTGCATAGATGGTGTTCAGGTTCATAAAACAAAAGTAGACTTCTCCCGTCTCTGGCTAGCTAGACAAACTGCACAGATAGAAAGCTGGCTATGGGAAACTCTGGAGAAAATAGCAGAGATTCAATATAACGAAACCCTTCTTCTTTCTTATAGAAACTCAGGGAAGAAGCTTAACTTTCTTCCAGCTTTTCCAAAGAATTGCAAAATGTGTTCTAATCAGTATGGAAAACCCTGTATTTATCGTGATCTTTGTGTTTATCAAAACAATCCAGAAGATTATGAAATAGTAGAAGAGTATTACGAAGAAAATCTCTGGAAACCTTTTGAGATAACAGAAAAGCCGACAAAAGAAGGGATGATGTTTAACGTCTCTAGCTCAGAAGGGGAATAAGAAATGAAGATTTTATTTGGAATTTTTAGTTTATTTATTTTTGCTTCTTTTTTTATTTCTTCTAAAAAAGAAAGAAAAGAAATGGAAAGATTCTTGCAAAGAAGTATAGCAGAAAATAAAGAAAGAAAAGTAAGTCCCTTTCGTCTTTGTGTAAAAGCAGATGGAAATTGCAAGGTTAAAAATTGTCCCTGTGCATTTCCGCATAAAGAAATTTCTTCCATTCTCTGTTCAGAGATATATCGCTGTGAAGAATGCTCTGAACTTGTCTTTTGCAAGGAGATAAGAAATGATGTATAAAAGTGCAGCTTCTTATTGGCATTCTTATTGGATGGGAATGAAATTACGCTGGAGGCATAGAAATTGTTGTCTTACTTGTGATAACATTTCTTTCTTCATCGAAAGAGAGTTAATGGAAGATAACAAAATAATGGAGGATTAATGTTTATAGTTCATTACTACGATTACTTAGGCCAACATATTTATACAGAAGAACTTCAACTTTATAGAGAGTTTTCAAGAGTTTATTACAACGAATTTAATGGAGACTGGAGGAAAGAGAGGCGTTAAAATGGTAAGAAAAAAAATAACAACTACAGAAACAGTAGTTTCTTTTTCAAGAGAAGAACTAACAGATATCCTTAGAATATATAGCGGACTTGCAAAGGGAGAAATTCTTCCACGATTTAACTTTACCTCTGATGAGCCAAACTTCTCTATATCTATTGCAGAAGTAAAAAAAGGACTTGAAAATGCCTAGAGCTTCTGATATTCAAAGAATAAAATTCCTTCGAATGCTTCTTTATTCCGTAGCTGGAGCAGGGAAAACAACTTTCTTCCGAACACTTCCAGGGAAAAAACTTCTTCTTATCTTCGATCCCGCTGGAACTTGTGCCTTAGAGCCTACGGATGATATTGAATATGAAACTTTTATCCCTTCTACTATAAATCTTTCTATTTGCACGAATAAAGGAGCTTCTAACTCTCCAGTAATGTACGATGGAAGTGTTATGTACAATACTTATGAGAAATATATGGATGAAAAATTAGCAAGTGACTTCTTCCGGCAATTCTCTTGGGTGGGGATAGATTCAATAACAAGTATGCAAAGCATAATGCTCGATCAAGTAGCAAATCTCTATGGAAGAGAAGGAAGAAATCCTCAGTTAGAAGATCATGGAATAATGGCAGAAGCTCTTTTAAAAAATTTCCGCCAATGGACTTCTATCCCTTCTAATGTCATAGTAATGGCGCATGAGAAAGCAAATCAGGATAAACTTCTAAGAACTATCGGAATGGATATAATGGTTCCTGGGCAATACTCTAAGAAGCTTTGTCTTCTTCTATCAGACATTTACCATCTTCATGTAACAAGAGACGGGAATAACAAGCCTCAATACTTAGTAGATGTAGCTCCAAGTGAGGATTATCCCCTTGCAAGATGCTCTTTAACTCTTCCTCCTACTCTGGATATAACTCTTCCTTCTAGAGATATGGAAGATATAACAGAAGCAGGATTTGGAAAGATTATTAGAGAGAAAGGGCTTTTTCTGGAGGGAGAAAAAGAGGAGTAAGAAATGCATGTAACGGAAATAGATGGAATTTCTCCAGTTTTACGAATAACTCTTTGGGGGCCATTAGATAAAAGAAAAGAGAGATAAAGAAATGGAACAGCAAATAAAAAGGAAAAAAGTAAATCCATTTCCAGCGGTAGTTATAAGAATGAAAAACTGCGTTTCGGAAACTTGCTTATATAATTTTAACGGAGATTGCTTTAATCAAGATTTATTACTCCTTGACACAGAAGAAGGAATGTGTTATTCTATTAAAGCTCTCGAAGAAGAAACAATAAATTAAAAAGGGAAAGAAAATGGGATTTATTGAGGGGCCAAGAAAAATGAAAAAAGAAAGAACTTCTCTTCAAACTGCTGCTATGCAATATGGACAGTTATTCTATAGAATAAAAGGTATTCAAGCAAATATAAAATACCTTTGTTCAGAACTTCAAGTTGATTATGAAGGGCTTGATGAAAGTCTTCAGGAACTCTATATAACTCTTGAAGAAGCAAATGAATTAAGAGCAAAAAGAAAGGGGGTGGTGCTAAGAAAATAACTTCTAAAACCTATTGGCAATGGAACTAGAAAAGAAAAAAACTAACAACAAAAAGAGGATAAACAAAATGGGATTCATTGAAAAACCTTTGGATGATGTACAAGAAGCACAACCGGGACCGGAAGGACTTTACGGACTTGTTATCTCAAAAGCTACTGATAAACTGGAAGGGGATACGAGAAAAGGAATGCTACTTATCATCGACGTAGTAAAAGC